CTAAAAATTCGATAGGTTTCTCATGAAATCGTATTCGGATATACCCCGAAGGAATACCGAGAAAAGCACGTCCTTCACACGCTCGTAGAGATCCATGAACTCGGCCTCGTCCATCTTGTCGAAGGCTATCGACTTCGGGGCCTCTATCCATTCCTTACGTGATATGCTATAGGCCGTATCGCAATGCCCGGCGGCGATCTCGACGGTCTTCCGGAAACACTCCACGCTCTCCTTGAAATGCGCCGTGGTCTTCTCGTTCTGGTAAGACCATGCGCAATTTATCAAGGCGAAATACTTTTTCAGAAAGTCGTAGTTCCGTGCCAGCGTTATCTTGGCCTTGTATATCTTGCCTAGCTTGAGCTTTTTCTTCTCGTCATAGTCGGAATCATAGCATGGCCTCAATCCGCCGGCGGTGTTGAGCAAGTATAGTTCCATGATTAAAAGGGGAGATCTGAATCATCGACCGATGGGGCGTTGTTGATATCCTCCGGTGAGGGGATATTGCTCTTGAACGTGGATTCCATCAAGTCACCTATGCCATAATAAACGCCTTCCTTTCGCTCCTCTTTCCTTGGGGCGCAAGACACATAATGCGTATAGGTGCGGTTGTCGAACGTGACAGGCTCTTTTTTCTCCCCGATCGAGATATTGAGGAAGATCTTCTCTCCCTTGGCCGTCATTACTTTTTTCATCAACTCCTTCGGTATGTCGCTCAAGCAGATTGAGCCGTATAAATTTGCCATATTTATTGTTTATTAAAAGTTATAGAGTAACTGGTTTTTGCCATCCTTATCGCCGGATGGATCGTGTATATCTCCCCGGTCTCGTCATCAATGACCGTGGTATTATCCGGCACCGTCTTCAGGAACGCCTCCCGTTCTTTTATCTTGGCATCGAGAAGCATCCTTTCCTCGATCAGCCTAGCGTAGACCGGGTCATTGCAATTGGAGTGGTCGTAGGATACGCCTGTCTCCTTTATCTTGACCGTGGCCCCGTTCCAAGAGCGCTCCTTTCCGTATTTCTCGATCTCAGAAAGGACGGCGTCCTTCATCCGGTCATCGTCCAGCGTCCTCTTGATGGTCTCTTGCATCGCCTTTAACTTGACGACGTGTGATACGGGATCTACCTCACCTTCCAGTACCGGGTTCAAAAGGTCTATGGATAAAGCCTCGATCTCGCTTTTCGTTAGCGGGGTCTTGCCGCTTAGCTCTAGTTCTTTGCTCATGACAGGTTATTGTTTATTTTATAGTTGTTGTATATCTCAATGAAAGAATCCATCTCAACCTTTCCTATAATGTAAGCATTGCTGATAACGCTTTCTACGGAGAATGGTTGGTTGGCCTCCTTGGCTATCTTCTCCTTATTGTATAGCCACTCCGATATGGATTTCATTGCGCTCTCATTGTTTAGATGATCTCTCGTAAGCTCTTTCTTTACTCTGGAGTTTGCCGTTTTTTTAGGCCGCTCTTTAGGCAGCTCTTTAGGCAGCTCCTTTTGGGCGGTATTACCGCTCGCTATGTTAGCGTCCTCGTCATCGTCAGCCACGATGCCTAGGATGGCGCAAAAGGCGTATCTCTTGGCGTAAGTGATGGCCGATCCTATGGATTGAGCGTCCGCCGTATTGGATGGCATCCTTACCTTGGACGATATCCATTGACCGGAGGAATGAAGCAGTATGGTCCGGATAGAGTAATCATCCTCTATTAGCTGACATACTGAAAGTTCATTGTCGGCTAATGGCTGTTTCGCCGCCCTTTTGCATTCGGATAGGTCCGCGTACTTAAACTTGTACTCTCCTCCTGTTTTAGTTCTTACTTTAACCTCGGAATTGAGGCTTGGTTGCTCTAGCGATCCTTGGAACTTGGCCAACGCTATCGCTAATTTGTCAATCTCTTCTGATTTATCCATGTTATCGTGTATTTAAATTCGTCAGCCTCCGGGAGTCGAACCCGGACTAAGACCATCGGCCGCCCTTCCCTCACTACCGTGTCCCTTTCCACCGGGCCAATGATATCGTCATGGCCTACCACTTGTCTAGGATATCGGTTGCCGGTCTGGGTCGGGGTTGCACCTCGTAAGGGCAGGTTTACCAATTATAAGAATCGAACAGGAACCTAAGCTCTTCCATGCTCTCCTCATATTCCTCGTTGTCTTCCTCCCCGTCGTACTCCGGTTCGCCGTCGGGGTCTTTGATGTAGATGTCTCTCATGCGCTCCTTCGATAAGCAAGGCCTTGTGGCTATTATACTTCTTTAAATACGCCTCCTTCTAATTTGTAATATGTATCCTCCTTTATCTTCTCCCCGTCAACAAATTCCGTTTTTACGCAAATGGGGATATATCTTTTCTTTTCATCAGAATAAGACCATTCGGATAATGTTATCCATGATCCTTTTGAGGCTTTTGCTACTGAGTTAATACCTGCGCACATGATGACACAGTCTTCGCCAGTGCTGTCAATCTGGGCACCGTAGCCAGACGAACCAATCTTGGCACCGTCGCCAGACGAACCAATCTTGGCACCGTAGCCAGACGAACCAATCTTGGCACCGTCGCCAGACGAACCGATCTGGGCATCGTTGCCAGACGAACCAATCTGGGCATCGTCGCCAGACGAACCAATCTGGGCATCGTAGCCAGACGAACCAATCTTGGCATCGTAGCCAGACGAACCAATCTTGGCACCGTAGCCAGACGAATTATCCTTTATGCTCGTTTTTATTTTTTCAGGTGATGTGATCTCTTTTAGCCATTCGACTCCAAGATTGATCATGTCAGCCAATTTTAACTCTGCTTTTATTTTTATTTTCGAGGAGCAAATCTTTGTCCCTCTATCCTCCTTGGATATATTCCCGTCTTGTTCTACTTCGCAGAACCTAGATCCTATCATGGAATAATGATCAAAAACTTCAAATGGGCTTTCGCAAGCGTGAAAACCTCTTCTACACACCCTGATCTTTCCATCCATCTCATATTCCTTACCGATTTCATATTGAAAATCCCGACATTTTAAATTTTTGTCAAATCCCTTGTAAGATTTTATAGCAGCCATTTTATTTATCGTTTATAAGTTTTACCAAATCATTCCTCGTCTCCATAGCTTTTAACAGCCAATATCTTGATTATTACATATAATATGACACTGGCACCACCGAGTAAAAAGACCGCCCTTTTCAAGGGGTCCTCGAACCAGTAGCTTAACGCCAGTATAGCCGCCACTACCAATATCGCCATGAACGCCATTCTTAAAGTGTTCATCAATTGTTTAACGACGGCCTTGGATATCTCCTTTATCCGTCCTGTAATGCCATGTCCCATATATTATTGTTGTTTTAAAATTCGGAAGAAAGGTCTCATATCCTCACGGACGGAGACCTGCGTTGCAATGTCTAAAACTATTTGTGACTTAAAAATAGATGAATAGCGCCCCTCTAGGGGTGAAACGTGCTCCCTGCTGGGCTTGAACCAGCGACCTCCCGGTTATGAGCCGGATGCTCTCTACCAACTGAGCTAAGGGAGCGTTTGCCCGTCTTCCCGGGCCGCCAACATTATGAACCGCCATGTCGTCACCGTCACATTCCACATGATTTCGTGGAACCTCCACCTCGATAAATACTCTTTGGACTCATTTCGGATTTACCATACCCTCTTTATCTACTACTCTATCGGCTTTCCCATCTTCGGACAGGCCCGACATCCGTCCTCGATTCGGATAGAGTGGTGCGTTCATTGATACAAGACTGTGGATGGGCGGGGATTCCAACCCCGATGCGTCTATTTACGCTGGCTCAATGTCTACCCATCCGTTAGCCGGGGAATCCCACCCCGGCACAGTTTAAGTAAAAACTAATATTCCTAATATCCCGCCTCACGGCGGTATCATAAGGTCTTGGAAGCTTTATTACACATAAACATTCAAACAGTGCTAATGCGGTAGCCGGGGGAACTCGCACCCCCTGTAACCCTAGATAATAATATAACAAGATAACCAATCTTACATTGGACGCACGCCTTGATCGTGCGATATACATTAATGAATACTGGTCATGGTTCGCTACCTACCCTAGGAAATGCCTAGGGTGGAATCCTTCTTTCTTTCATTGTGATCTTATAGGTCTATCGGTTTTATTCATTTTTCTTCTTCTATTGTATCATCCAATAACTTATCGATTGCCATGATTACCTTATCTGGCAACTTCTTGGCGGTATCGTTAGACTTGAGATATTCTATAGTTCCGCCTATTCCAATGATCATCAGCATATCCCTTTTAGACGGGATGAACACCAGTAAAAAAATGGGGATTGATATATAGGCGACATATTTTAAGGTGATATTTTTTAACTTAGAATCTTTTTTTAAATCATCATTCATAAACCATATGAGTATATATATGAAAATTAATGCCCCTAATATAAATACAGCGATTATCGCCAATGTTAGTATGGCATCTAGCCTTGTGATCCAATAAATCTCATTCATGGCTATTATGGATTAACATCTTCAACCTCGCTCTCAAGATCGCTCTTGATCTCATTGATGGCTTGGATGGTGTTGTCCGCGTTGATAATCGTCTCCTTGTACTCGATCAATTGATTGATCTTGCTCTTGTAATCTACCCCGTCGTCACCGAGGTTGTTTATCTCCTCGTGATACCGGATGTCGGCTAATACCTTTTGCTCCTCGACGTTGTTTAACGCCGATTCAAGCGCTCTCATGATCTCTTGGCTTCTTAACTCGGACAGTCGCTCTGTTTGTTTTTTACCCCTAAGGATAGAAAGGATCTTTTTCATACTCTCAATAATTTTGTTGTTTTTATTAAATGGATTTTATCGCTAGTGATCGTAGTACATAATGAGGCAAGGGCCATTGAAAATCTATCGCATCTTTCTTTAACGAAAAAACCGTCTAAGCTGCTTACATTGGGATTTAGAGAGATCTCGAATCCATTGCCGGTAAATCCTGTGCCAAGGGTATTTCCTTGTAATTCATTTTCCATATTCTTTATATATTTAATGTTAGCTCCCCCACAACCTCCAACGGTTTCGAGCCCGAATCATAGACGGGTGGGGGAGTGTATCGTACACCCTCCATGATGGTTAACCAATGCCGGCGGCGGCATAACACCAAAAGGAAACATGGAGGATCTTATAATGTAAGCTATATCCCATCGTGGGTCACGGCGCATATATCGCTATCACGTTACCTTGATATAGCCGGGAACCTCACGACGTTGAAGGCGTCGCTGCGTTCCGGGTCACAATATGTCAAAGATCTTAATTGCAGCCCCACCGGTAATCGAAACCGGAACCTTCTTCTTAGGAGGAAGACGCTCTATCCGTTGAGCTATGGGGCTTGGTTGTTAGCGGTTCATATACGCTATAAGTCCGGCCTTGCTAAACACCCTTTTCCTGCCTTTATGAGCGTGAGGTATTTCCTTTATGTGTTCCCTCAGATATCGGATGGATAGCTTGGTGATCTTGGAGGCTTCCTCGAATCCAACGAACTCGTCCTCTTTCTGGGCCTCTTTCTCCAAAACGGACTCCACGATCCTTTTTACCTCTTTACGCATGAGGGGGATCAGTTCCTCGGCTATAAGCCTTGCGTCATTCCTTGTCATATGGCTATTTTCTTTGTGGTCGCTAACGCGCCTCCATAATTAGTTACCGCTTCCTTTCTTATCATATCCGGAAGTTCGCCCTCTGTTATGAATCTCAAAGCGTTCCTTACGGTCTGCATCGTTATCCCGAAATGTTCGGCTATTCGCCTTGTCGCTCCAAACGGTACTACTATTCTTTTAGAGTACAATGATCTATCTTTCATATATTTTCTTATATTTGCAAATCAGCGTTATAGTTTTGCTTTCAACGCTGTTTCGTTTTGTTTGATGATGCAAATATAGGTGTATATATACTCCTTGCAAAACATTTTAGGTGTAAATATACATACAGTTATAGTTATTTAACATTATATGTTATGAGCATAAAGGAAAGAATACAACAATATGCTAATATTAAGGGTATTAGTATATATCAATTGGAAAAAGATGCTGGTATGTCAAAAAGTTCATGGAATAGAACTAAGAACATTTCTTCCGAGGCATGTTCTAATTTGGTGAGTATTTACACTGATATTTCTCCCGAGTGGCTACTTACAGGCTTAGGTGAAATGCTAAAGAAACCAACGAGACAAGATGTTTCCGGCAATGTCAGCAACCTTGAGGTAGAAAAATCGTTTCTGGAAAAAGAGTTCTTTTACCTAAAGGAGATAAGGGATAAGAATGCGAATTTAATCGAGGCGATGGAGAAGATAGAGGAAAAAGATAAGGAGATACTAAGATTGAAAGCAGAGATTGAGGCGATGAGGGGGAGATTGGAAAGTAAACAGGGTGGTTGATAAGAATGCGTTTATTTATAATCGTAGATTTTTTTTTGACAATTAATATTTAGATAACAATGAATGAATGTATTAATATGAGTTTCGCTGATTGTATTTCTGTTATGACATTGGTTGTAACAATATTATGCTTGTCTGTTACTGTTGTGGCTGGGATGTTTGGATATAATTTGTATATGCTGAAAAAAAATGTCTATAAGAAAATAGATGAAGAGATAAATCTTTTGAAAAGAAATATTGAATCATGCAAGGACGATTATAATTCAAAGATCATAGACGCTAAGATTGAGGCTTTTGATTATTGCGATATAGATAAGAATATTGATAGGTTTGTTGAAGAGGAGATAAAGTCAACTTCTTTTTTGAGGTATAAGGATGGAGTTTTAGACTTAATAAAGGCATTAGAGATTTCAAGGAATCTTAAAGATCCATATGTTTCGGCAAAAACACTAAATAGACTAATGAAGATATTGGGTGCTGTAAGACATGATGAATTTAAAGGGAGGAGGAATGATATTTATCTTTATTCAGAGAATATAAATAAATACGTTGATGAAAATATCGATATAATAGTAAATGCCGGCAAAATAAACTTGTTGACATATGCAAACGGAGATGTTAGGGAGGTTAAAAAAAGTTTCGAAACAGTATTAAAAGCATACAGATAATGGAAAAAATAATACATGATACCCCTAATAAAGCTAATATATGTATTAAAATGGTGAATATGAACTGAGTAGGGGTGAAATCTCTCATTGCTTCCATTATTTCCTTTTTGAGTTTTGATAAAAAAATATTCATATTGTGCTTGTATTTGATATATATAACAAAAACGCCACCTGACGGGTGCAGCTATCACAGGACGTTTATATACGATCCTACAAAATTAGGAGAATATAAATCCCCCAATGTGACATCTGCGCTTGTTGTATCGGCAAATATAGTGTAAAAAATGAAACTTACTAATATATGAATGCGATAACCGAAAGATTTTTGTATTTTATAGATAAGAAAGGGCTAAGCGATTATCAAGTATGGAATTCTATAGAAGGATTGTCAAAAAGTAGTATGTCTAAGATAAGAGGAGGGATAATTGATGTATCGGTGAAAGTTTTAGCCCCTTTTTGCGATGTGTATAACGTGAATGCTAATTGGCTTCTATTAGGCAAAGGAAATGTCCTCATATCCGAGGAAGGCGGCATTAATGAATCGCAAGAGAAGAATAGTGATATACACATAATGTATGAGGCTAGCAGAAGGCAGATCCTGTTACGAGACGAAAGGATTAGGGATCTGGAGATAGAGTTGGAGTTGGCTAATACTCGCTGCGAGGAACTAAAGAAGGAGGTTCTGGAGTTAAAGAGAACGGCAAAAAGTAGTTGATAGTGTTAAAAAGGACCTTTTATGTTCTTAAACATTGAATATTAATCCCTGAATCTATTTTTGTTTTGTTTTAAAAGTAATTATTCGTTTTTAATTACACTGTATTATGCCCACGGAAATAGATGTTTATATTGAACATGTGATTAGTCTGTCAAAAGATTACAGCATCCTTTTTGACAAGTATATTAAATTGGAAGAAAAGTATAGGATTTTAGAAGAAAGGATTCTCTTGTTGGAAGGAAAGAGAACAGCTTCTCCCGCCCTTCAAGTCTCTTTTATCAGAGGTGTGTTAAATGATGTTAACGGGGGGGGGTAA